GATCCTGCAACTCGGCGTCGTCGACGTCGCCTCGCAACCCCCGCGTATACGCCACGAACTCCGCGAACGATGCTTCGGGCGGTAGAACCGCCACGATCAACCGGCGTTGTGGCCGCGTAGATTCGGCTGCGTAGCCAACGGCTCAATCTTGCCCGATGTGCCATGCTGATTCTTCGGCGTTTTCCGCGGCGAAACAGCACCCTCGTCGTTGGTCTGATTCACATACTTCGGATCAGACTGCCGCTGCTTAGGCGACTGCGGGCCACCAGGCTTCCAGATCGGATTCTTCACCACCGAAGCGCCACGCTCCAAACGATTGTTCTGACCCGTAGCGCCATCAATCGTTTCCGTACCGTTCGTATGCGAAACAAAATTCTTAGCCATGCAGGCCACTCCTTCTCAAAATGAACATTGCCTATAAACCTAGACGGCGTGTCCCACGCACCGAATTACTCCCGATCCTCAACGGATCCTCCCCGACCTCCTCATGCAACGCCAACCGCTTGAACCAGTCGACAGTCCAGTAATCGTCGACCTTCTGAACAAACTCAGGCGCATACGCATACTTCCGCATCTGATTCGCCAAAGCCAACGCAATGACACGATCATCAAACGGCGAACCCGACATCGACCCCCGCTCATTCCGAGTAAACGTCCGCAACTCCGCAAACGTATGCTCATCAAACAGCGTCAACTCCCCCACCCTCAACGCCGTACCCAAATCATCAATCAACAACGGCTTCGACGTCCGAGTCGTCTTCCACCCAAACTCCTGCGACACCTTCGACGTCGCCTGATTCAACGTCCGCTTCCTAAACAGATTCGGATACCCCAACTGACGCAACACCGTCAACGTCGTCAAACCATGATTATTCGACTCCACACAACACAACGCATCCCGATACCACAACCCAATCGACAACACCTCATCCGCCAACTCATCAGGCGGAATATGCCCATGCCAAACCGCCGCCTGCTCCCCCGTGTTCAAATCCAACACCTGGATACACGAATAATCGCCATGCCCCAACCCCTCAGACGTATCAACCCCCAACACATACCCATGCTGCGCCTGCGGCTCACACCAAACCTCAAACACGAAACTCCACCGCCCTCGGAGCAACCCGATACAAATACCCCACCTGACCAGAACGCACCGCCAAAGCCAACTCCGACAACACATCCAAATCAAACACAGGATTCCCCGACTTCACAAACGCCTCCTCCGCAGAAGACGGATACTCCTGAGCCAACTGCCAAGGCAACATCGCCTCCTGCTTCGACTCATACCACTCCTTACCCCGATCCTCCGAAGCAGACCACGGAAAAAACATCGGCACAAAATTGTTCGCCCCCGTAGAAGCCCCCACCCACAACTGATGAAAAAAATTACCCGACCCATTCGCCGTCGACAACCCAATAATCCGACCACCCACATCCGCCACCGGCTCAATCGACGACCACGCCTCCTCAGGATTCGGCAAAAACGCCCACTCATCCACCACCACCAACGTCGCAGATTCCCCCCGAGCCGGGTCTGACGCAGACGGCATCGACGTAATCTGCGACCCGTTGTCGAACACCATGCGTTGCTGGTGTTCGACCATCGACTTCGGCCCCCGCTCCACCATCCACCGCGGCAAATGCGAAGCCCCATACTTCGTCTTCTTCAACAACAACACCGCCTCACGCTCCGTGCGCGACAAATCAATAATGTTCTGATCAGGATGAAAGAACGCCAACCAAAACTGGTGAGCAGCAACCAACGTCGTCCAACCAACCTGACGCGCCTTCAACGTCAAACTGTAACGATCCTCAACCCAATGATCCAACGCAGCAGACTGAGCCTCACGCAAAAGAAACAAAATACGACCCCTGGCAGGATGCGCTATATGCCAATACTTCTCCAAAAAATGTTTCTCATCATGCTGACATCGCCGCCACGCAGCCTCCTGACGCAACTCACCCAGCCGGCTCATCCCACACCCATTCCCGATCCCTCTCAGAATCAGTCAAATCATCCTCAGGCAACACAGACCCCCTGATTATGATAACGGCAGGAACCTGCGAGGACTCTGACGAACCTCCCCACACAGCCACCACAAAGCCCCCCACAGCAGCAACAAGAGCAGCCACAGCCATGAGTACCTTGGAAACGTCACCCGCCTGCCCCACCGCTACTCAGGAGGCTCCTGGGGCCAGATACGCACCACACCAATGCACGGATCGCCACCCTCCTCCCACTCCTCCTGCTCCTCCTCCGACAAAACATCCCACAAACCCTCATGGGTGTCGCACACACCATCAGAGCAGAACCCACTGTCCATACCATGCTGCATCCACTCTACAAAGTTCATTGGCAAGCCTCGCATTCGTCGGGAGTTTCCAACCCACACGATAACACCACATCGTCGTCGCCGTCAAACCAATCAACCGAATCCTCAGGATCCCACATCAGACACCCTCAACGCAGCCAACTCCGCCTCAATTTCCGCCACCAAATCACCATCCGACAACGACAACGCATCACGCTCATCATCGACAACGATTCGACGCTTCGGCGTAAACTTCTCAATGTATTGCAAATACAAAGAAGCAGCCTTGATGTCGCCACCAGCAGCAGCCGCAAACAAAGCATCGATCACCCGCTGCGTCCTCTCAGGATGAACATTCAATTCAGCAGCCCGACGGTCCCACTCACGCACAAACCGCACATCCCGCTTCCACCGCCGCAACGAATCCTCATGCACCCCATTCTCAGCCGCCCAATCACGCTGAGTCGCCGGCACCCGATCCAACCCCAACAACAACCAATCCAAAAACGACTCCCACCGATCAGGCATCACCTTCTCACCCGACGAAGGATCTTCCTTCCAACCCTTACCACCACCATTTTGAGCCATGACAACCTCCTCGGCAGACGCTCTACACACTAGCGAAAGTGTCCCAGGAAGAAATCCGAAAAAAGAGTGGGACACTCTTACCTATAGGTAACGGGCGGGTGGGAGAATCTCCCCACAGAGATTCTCCCACCCGCCCTACGGTACCGTACTGCTATGACATGGGGACCAGTCACAGCCGACCCTGCATTCCGCCTCGGTTGTCAAACCTTCACGCACTGCCCCTGTAGTAATAATACTTAAATTACGGCGCCGCCCCGCCCCCTTCGGGGGCCGACCCCTCGCCGTCGGCACACCTCTCCCTTCCCGCCGCCCGTGCGCCCGTCGCCGGCGCCGGCTGGTCGTCGTCGACGTCCCCCAGGTCGCCCGAGCGGCGCCGCCGGCCACGTTCCGCCCGCCGTCGACGTCGTACCGGCCGAGGGGTGGAGAGGTGGTGGCAGGGGGTGGCGACGACGGGCGCGGACAGGGGGTAACCGTCCCGACAGGCTCGAGGTTCTCGGGGGGGGCACAGCTCGGGCGTGTCGGTCGGCGGATCGGCGGCGACGGGGGTGAACGGACGCGACCAGCCGCGCCGCGTTTTCGTCGGGGGATAGTGACCGCGGACCGCGGATCCGAACCGCTCAGGGCATGCCAGGAGGGTCAATTCGTCCCGTTTGGGCGTCGTCGACGTCGTAGCGCCTTCCCCTCGGATTGACGCGGCGGGGGGGTGGCGACACGCGACGGCGCCGCCAGTCCGGGAGGGACTGGCGGCGCCTTTCCCGCCGCCGATACCGGCGGGAGGTCGTGGCCTATCGCTGGACGAACACTACGTCTCCAGCGGCGGGGCGATGCTCGGCAGGCAGGCAGTAGCGGCAGGCGGCGCAGGCGCCGACGGTGCGCCCGCGGCGTTCGACGGCGAGGGCCATGCGCCCGACGTCGACGGGGCACGCGATGACACGTGTCTCGCCGCTACCTCGGGCGAGGGCGATGAGGCGGCGCCCGTCGTCGACGTCCGCGGCCAACATGGCGACGGGAAGGCGCCGGTAGATCGATCCCGCGGCCAGTGCGGCGCGGGTTCGGGGGATCATCGATGCGTCGCTGGAGAGGTAGGCGGTGGTGCGGGGCGGTGGTCGCCCGTGGCGGTCTAGTAAGAGGCGCAAGGCGTCGCCGTTGCCGTTGCCGCGGCCATACGACCGCGAGTAAAGCCAAACGCTTAGGGCGGGCGTCAGGGCGGCGACGGCGGGCGACCGTAGGGCGGTGGCCCAAGCGGTCGCGGTCGCGGTGTCGATGTCGCCGCTGGCATTGATGCGGAGGGCGGGGGCGTCGACATCGTGCGCCCGTTGTCTGCCGTGTGAGTAGGCCAGGAGGGCGGTCGCGAGTGCGGCGCGGTAGGCGTCGTCTCCCGTGTGCCATTCGGCCCAACGTCGACTAGCGGCCGCGGCTAGCGATGGTCGACCACGTTCGAGGCGCCACCCGTAGCAGGCCACCGCGTCGGTGGCGCGGCCAGTGTGGAGCCTGCCCGCGCACCCTGCCGAGGCTCCAGCGCATGATCCTCCCGAGGACGGGGGACCAGAGGGCGCCCATGTCGCGTTTTGTGCCCCGTCGTGCGGGGCACCGCGGGCGTTGTAAACGGTCGCGGTTTTCCCGTCGACCGTTAGGTGCGATTGCAGAAACGCCGCGGGGAAGGCGTGCCCCTCGGCGGCGACGGCGAGGCGCTTACTCATCGTCGCCACCCCCGAGCGCGTCGACCAGTGCGCGGGCGTCATATTCTCGGCGG